TTGCCATCGGCTGCCGAGTGTTATCTCGCCCTCTGGGAAAACAACGCGGTCGGCTTTTGTGCCGTGGCCTCGCAAATCGGCCAGCGGAATTATCGCCGCATCAGTCGCCTGGTTGTTTACCGGAATATCAGGGAATGGGAATTGGATCCGCGTTTCTCGCCGCTGTGGCCCGGTATTACCGCAGTCAGGGCCAGCGAGTGGGGATCACCACCTCGCACCCCGCCATGATTGCCCATCTCTGCCGCTCACCGCAGTGGCGGCTGCGGTCACTCCGCAAATACGGCTCCCGCGGTGGTGGACATAATCTGCCGCAATACAAAGGCTCGTTCGGCCGGGCCGTGATGTCCTTCGAGTTTATTGGTGCAGCATCCACCCAACATCGCTGCGCCGCCTGAAGTTCGTACTCAAATTTGCGAGTTGCGACGCGGACCTCGGAGGGGCGTGCCTGTCACGCCCGCCCAAGCCAGATGGATTGTCCAACGCTGCACATCGGACCTGACAAGCAGGTTCCTCCGAAAGGCAAACTCTGAGGGGCACGCTTGTCGTGCCCGCTGAAGCGGGATGGATCATCAAACGTAATTCACCGGACGCGACAAGCGCGTCCCTCCGAAAGGCGGACCTGACAAGCAGGTCTCTCCGAAGCTGCGCCACCCGACAACACAACTTGATTCTTCAAACCAGGATGTCAACACGATGACCAGCATGCACGAAGAGGACTTTACCTCGAGGAAAACAAGAAAAAGCGACACGGGACGTCGCAGCCTCGATGAGTTCCGCAAACGAGAGATCCTGGCCATCCTCAGCGTCGGTTGCAGTCGGCGAACGGCGGCCCGGTACGTGGGCTGTTCCCCTTCCACGATCCGCCGCACCGCGGAGCGCGATCCCGCTTTCGCCGAATCGCTGCACAAGGCCGAGAGTAAGGCCCAGATCCTCTTCATGAAAAACATCGCTGCGGCAGCACGAAAGGAGCAATACTGGCGTGCGGCGGCCTGGGCCCTGGAACGCCTCAATCCGGAGGATTACGCAGCCCGCTCCCCAAATTCTGTGACCCTCGAGCAGATCCGCACGCTGGTCTCGGAATTTGCCCGCATCATCGTCGAGGAGGTCCCCCTGGCAGCTCACCGAAAGCGGATCCTCCGTCGCCTGGAGCGTCTGGGGCGAGACTGGGATGTGTCTCGTCCAACATCGACTGACGATGCGCCCATTTCCGACAAATAAGGGCAAGCAATATGACCGTCACAACATTCTCCAAAAGCGACCTGATTCTGGAACATCCTCAGGCAGGAAGTATCCTTTGCTGGTTGCGTTCGTCCCTGGCAACACTCCACGCCCAGGCACGGCGACTTCAACGCGGCGCCGGTGACCGACAGGGATTCCTCGCCTGGGCGCAGCAATACCTGCCGCAACACTTTCGCTTGCCGCCGTCCCGCATGCATCGAATCCTCGCCCGCCATCTTGAGCAATCCCTCTCCCATCGCGGGATAAAGCTCAATGTGCTGGGTCCCCGAGGTTCCGCCAAGTCCACACTGGTTTCCCTGGCATACCCCTCTGGTGCTTGCTCGAAGAAAGAGAGCACTACATCTGGCTGGTCTCGGATACACGGCACCAGGCCCGCGCGCACCTGGAGAACATCAAGGCCGAGTTGCTCAACAATTCCCATCTGCGAGAACGGTACGGCCTGGCGAAGCAAAAGGGTTCTGTCTGGCGGGCAGAAAAGATCGTGCTTCCGTCGGGCGCCACCATTGAAGCCTTTGGCACGGGTCAGCGGATGCGGGGGCGACGACAACGGGCCGACCGCCCCACCCTGATCATTGCCGACGACATTCAAAACGATGGACACATCCTCTCCCCACGCTTGCGAGACCGTTCCCGCACGTGGTTTCACGGCACCCTGATGGCGGCGGGCAGTCCTGCCACGAATGTCATCCATCTTGCCACAGCCCTACACTACGACGCCCTGGCCATGGAACTCTCGCGGACTGCCGGCTGGAAAACGCTTATTTTCCGCGCCATCGAGCGGTTTCCACGACGCACGGACCTCTGGGATCAATGGCAGGAGATGTATTGCGATACCGACAACCCGCAGGCCGCCCATCGGGCACGGCTGTTTTTCCAACAGCATCGTCGGGAAATGGAGGAGGATGCCGTTGTCCTCTGGCCGGAGCGGGAGGACCTTTACAGCCTGATGTGTCTGCGGGCAGAGATCGGCTGGGCGGCCTTCGCCCGGGAAAAACAAAACGCTCCCGTCTCGCCTGATCTCTGCGAATGGCCGGATGAATACTTCAACGATGAGATCTGGTTCGACACCTGGCCGCCAAACCTGAAACTTTGTGTGGCAACCCTCGATCCCAGCAAGGGCTCCGACGCACGGCGGGGCGACTATTCGGCCCTGATCGTTCTGGGGGTGGATCGTGAGGGACGCATGTATGTGGATGCGGACCTGGCCCGCCGTCCGATGGCGCAAATGGTGGCCGACGCTGCCGACTGGTGCGCCCGGTGGTCCGTCCAGGCCTTCGGTGTCGAGGCCAATCAGTTCCAGGAACTTCTCGCCGAACCGCTGGAAGCGGAATTCCGTCGCCGAGGGCTAATAGGGTTTTCACCCTGGTTGATCCGCAACCACACGAGCAAACTGGTGCGGATTCGTCGCTTGGGGCCACTTCTGGCGCGACGGCACCTCCGCTTCCGGCGGGCTTCGGCAGGGGCCAAGCTCCTGGTCGAACAGCTCCGCACATTTCCTATCGGGGATCATGATGACGGCGCGGACGCCCTGGAGATGGCTATCCGCCTCGCCGGCGAGCTTTCCCGATCCACACCGTCGCCACCCCCTCACCAGCGAATCGTGGTCTGGTGAAACGGCCCTCGGTTAATCCCTGCAACAATCGAGACGACACAGCATGAACGAAAGGCAAGATATGTCGCCACGTCTTCAGTCAGAACGCTTTAACCATCACCGGCTTCAAACCTTAGTGGAAGAGCTGACTGACCCGGACGATTGGGACCTTGACGGTCGCCGCCTCTGGATCCCCCTCGGCTGCCAGCGGACGAGTGTTCCCTTCCAAACGGAAATCGAGCTTGATCAGATCCGCCGCGAATGCCGCCAGCTCGCCGCCGAAAACGAGTTCGCCATCAATGGTCACGAAAACCGGATCAGCTACGTCGTGGGTACAGGGCACCGTTATCAGGTCGTCCCCCGTCTCGGGCATACGGTGTCGAAATCGACGCTCGCCCAGGTTCAAGCCGTACTCGACCGCTTTCTCAAAGAAAACCGCTGGCATCTGCGTCAGCAGGAGATTCTGCGTCGAAAAGACCGCGATGGCGAGGCCTTCCTCCGATTCTTTCCCGGTCCTGACGGCATCCTGCGCGTGCGTTTTCTCGATCCCGAAGATGTTCGCACACCCTTTCGATACAGCCAGCATCCTGAACACAGTTTTGGCATTGCAACGGACCCCGCCCACGTGGAGACCGTCCGCGGCTACTGGGTGAACGAGACATGGGTCTCCGCCCAGGAAATTCAGCACCGCAAGGCCAACGTCGATTGCAACATCAAACGTGGCCTGCCGTTGTTCTACCCGGTGCGAAAGAATCTCCGCCGGGCGGAAAAGCTCTTGAGAAATATGAGCGTCGTGGCAGGCCTCCAGTCGGCCGTCGCTTTGATCCGTAAACACACGGGAGGGCGAGCCAGCGTGGAACGCTTCCTCAGCGATGCCGGAACATCCGTTCCCCCAGGCCCGTCACCAGGTTCTTCCTACGCCTCAGTGCAACGGTTTGCACCGGGGACGATCCTCGACGCCACAGCTGGAGTGAACTATGAATTTCCCGTCGCCGCCATTGACGCCGCCCGCTATGTCACGCTATTGCAAGCAGAACTCCGGGCGGTGGCCAGCCGTCTCGTCATGCCGGAATTCATGCTCACCAGCGATGCCAGCAACGCCAATTATGCCTCGACGTTGGTAGCAGAAGGCCCTGCCGTCAAGATGTTTCAGCGGCTCCAGGCCGAGATGATCGAGGAAGATCGTATGGTCCTGGAACGGGCTTTGACAACAGCAGCCGAGGCCGGTCTGCTCCCTGCCGACATCCTGGAACACGTCACAATCAAGACGGTTCCACCATCCCTCGTGGTGCGAGACCGCCTCAAAGAGGCCCAGGCCGACGCCATCCTCTTCCGCTGCGGCGCGCTGTCCCGCGAGACATTGGCCCTGCGCCACAATCTGGAACCGAACGATTTCGACGGTCATGCCACGGATGAACCAACCGTGTGAGACGAAAACTCCTACACGCATCGTCATAACGGGCTTTCCATTGTCTTTACTTCGAGAGGTATGCCGATGAGTCACGTTTCCCTTTGCGAGTATCTTGGATGGGGTGACCACCCCGTGAGGGTTGACGCCCAGGCCGGGATCATCCACGGAGTCAAGGTCCTGGGGCTTTTGTCCCGAAACGGGCGCCGTTACAGCGAGCAAGCCCTGCAACAGGCCGTCCCCCTTTACGAAGGGGCCAGGGTTAATGTCAATCACCCCAAGGGTGATGCAACAGCGCCCAGAGACTATCGCGACCGATTGGGGTTTCTGCGGGCGGTCCACTATCGGGAAGGCGAAGGCCTGTTCGCCGACCTTCATTTCAATCCCAGGCACGACGTGGCAGAACGCCTGATCTGGGACGCCCAGCACGCGCCCCAGAATGTTGGTCTCTCGCACAACGTCCTGGCCCGGATTGAACATCGCGGGCAAACGCCCGTGGTCACGGAAATCCACCGCGTGTTGAGCGTCGATCTGGTGGCCGACCCCGCAACGACCTCCGGACTTTTCGAGGCCATCAAGCCCTCACCCGATCACCCTGCCCATCCCACAGGTGACGATCACTCATGCCGGGAAGCAAACGAAATTGCCCGTCTGCGACGTGAATTGGCGCTGAGGCGCGCCCTTCGCGAATGGCATTTGCTACCGCCTGACGAATCGGGAAGCGAGGGCGAAGCAAAGATGGGGCCGGCGCTCTGGGACATGCTCCTGTCTCAACCGGATGATTGTCAGCGGCGGCGTCTCCTCGCCGAAATGGCCGATCTGATGCGGACGGCACAACAGCGAGAGCGTCACACCCTTCGCCCTGTCTGCCGCGATCCTCTGAACGGTGGCGAATGTCCCAGCACCGCTGCCTTTGTGGCGGCGATCACCCAACGGGATACGTGATCCGCCAGGGCTCCGCTAACACCGATCAATCGTGTTGTTGCCCCTGAAAAAGGTCTTTCAATCGAGAGGAGGTTTTCATGTCTCACGCAATGCGATGGCGTTATGGTGACACGCAACCTGTCGTTGCGACCGTCGATGCCCAAACAAGCATCGAACTCGGGGATTTGCTGTTCTGGGACGGGGACGACGCCAAACCTGCTGCCCTCCAGCCTGATCAAGGGACCGAGGCAGCAAACCAGCAGTTGTTCGCGTCCAAGTTTTTGGGCGTGGCCATGCAAGCCAGCCCGAGCGGAGAAAGCCAGCCCATCCGGGTTGCCACGGCGGGCGTCTTTGAATTCACCACGCCCGGTGGTTCCTTCGACCTGGGTGATTGGGTCGGCGTGGATGAAAATGCCGCCGGGACTGCCCTGGAAAATCAGCGGCTCGTGAAAGTGACCAATTCACAGTTGGCCATCGGTCGCGTGGCAAGGCGTTCGACCAACGGCAGCACAGTCTGGGTGGCCATCTGTTCAACCATCATGGCCGGCGGCGTCAAGGGCACCACTGCGAGCTGACGCTGAATTTCCGCCGTTCAACGACAAATCTTCAACTTTCCAGAAAGAGGTGAACCATGCCTGCAATTTCGTACCGTGAACTCCGCCGCCGTTATGATTTGGATGGAGCCGAAAAGACCATCCGCCACCTCGCCGAGGCGCTCGAACAAAAGCATCTGCGACCCGACGATTTCAGTCTCCGCGATTTGGCCGAGGCCCTCATCCCGGAGGGCCGCCAGTGGGTCAAGGCCCTCGATCCACGCCAGTCATCGCCCGTCTCGATCCTGGAAGCTGGTGACGCCGTTGACGTGACGGCCTTCCTGAACGTCACAGGCCAGATCATCTATTCCCAGATTCTCGAAACCTATCGCCACGAAGCGTTTGTCGCCTCGCGATTGGTCCGTACAATCCCAACCCGACTGGATGGCGAAAAGATCCCCGGTCCATCGGGGATTCCAGAGACGATGACCGAGGTCCTGCCCGGGATGCCCTATCCGCACGTTGGTTTCAGCGAGCGTTATGTCGAGACGCCGTCCACAACCAAGCACGGATTGATTGTGGCCGTGACACGCGAAGCGATCTTCTTCGACCGCACGCATGTCGTTTTGCGTCAGGCGGCTGAAGTTGGGGAGACGCTCGGGCGTCTCAAAGAAAAACGGATCCTCGACGTGATCGTCGGGGCGGTCAATCCCTACCGGGAAAATGGCGTCGCCTACGACACCTACTATGCCGCCGGAGCCGGCGGTCCCTGGGTCAATCTCCTGGCTGGGAATCCCCTGGAGGATTGGACCAGCGTGGACCGCGCCGAGCAATTGTTCACTGGGATGACAGATCCTGTCACCGGTGAGCCAATTCTCATCCGTCCCAACACCGTGCTTGTACCGAGTGCGCTCCGTCATACCGCCCGCCGGGTCTTTCATGCCACGGCCATTTCTTTCGCCACAGACGGCTCAGCGACGGCCACCACATCGCCCAACCCGCTGGCCGATTACCGCGTCTTTGACAGCCAGTTGCTCTACCAGCGGATCGTCGCGTCGGGAATCAACGCCGAAGTGGCCAAGACATGGTGGTTCCTGGGCGATTTCTCCCGGGCCTTCGCCTACATGGAGAACTGGCCTCTGACCGTCACGCAATCGGCCCCAGGAAGCGAAGCCGATTTTGCCCAGGACATCGTCGTCCGCTTCAAGGCCAGCGAACGGGGGACCGCGGCGGTCCTCGATCCGCGCTACATCGTCCGTTGCTGCGAATGATGACGAATCCAAGAGTTCCCAAATGTCCCCGATTTGACGCATGTGAGGTCCACGTATGGCCCGGCTGTTTAACGGAACATCCCAATTCCTGCGGCGGGTGGATGGAGCTGGCCTTGTCTTACCGTTGACACTGGCTGCCTGGGTCTATCCCCAGCGGAACACAGCCTATGAGGAAGTCCTTTCCCTGGCACGGTCCACGGACAACAACACAGGCTGGTTCCTGCAAATGCGGGGTCCAGACGGGATGCGTGTCGCCGCTGTGACGGCCTCTCAAAACACCTTCGCCATCGCCCGCAGTAGTACCAGCTATAACCTCAACCAGTGGCAACACGTGGCTGGGGTCTTCCCATCATCGAACGCCCGACGTGCCTATCTCAACGGCACGGCGGGAACAGCCGAGACCACCTCCCTTAACGTGGCATCCGTGGACCGCATGCTCATCGGGGCATGGGAACGACTGGGTGGATGGACAGCCTATTTCGGCGGCGCCGTCGCGGAGGCCGCCATCTGGCGGGTGGCCCTCAATGATTCGGAAATCGCTCAGCTCGCTGCAGGCTCTTCACCCCTCCTGGTCCGTCCGCAAGACCTGATCGCCTACTGGCCCCTCGGTGGACCCTTCGGCAATAACGACCAGGACTACTCGGACAAGGACTACGATCTAACGGCTTACGGCAATCCTACCTGGGTTGACCATCCTCCCATCACTTATCCGCAGGAACCCGAACCACCCCAGCCGCCCGAACCATTGCCCGAATTCCTGGGAACCGCCGGCTCGATCGTCTCGCCAGGCGCCGTTGCGGGTCGGAGTCGGTCGGCTGGCGCGGAACCCGGGCAAGTGTGTGGACGGCTCGCCATCGGGCGGATTCGCATCCCTCACTGATTCCTTCGCAACCAGAAAACGACAGGAGACAAATCCGTGTCTGCCAACGAAATCTACGGTATTGTCTTTCAGAATGCCACGGCAACCTTCCTGGCACGTGTCCTGGGTTACGACGGCCAGGTGGTGACTCCAGCCCAGATCGCGTCCATCCAGTACACCGTGGCCGAGTGCGGCGATGACCCGGCGTCCTTCACGCCCGTTGCAGGCCACACCAACGTGGTCCTCAACCCCAGTAACGTCCTCTTTGCCACACTGCAAAAGGATGTCCTCTGGGACCTCGATGATGTGGGCTACAACTTCCGCCACGTAATTGACGTTTCACAGGCACCGGCCTTTCCGACAGCGGGACAGCACTACCGTGTTGAATACCGCTTCTTCCCGAATACAGGCCAGGTGATCGTCGTCCGTTTTCGCGTCAAGACCATTTGATGCTGATTTCCGCTGGATCCGAACCGTCTGACAAATATCCTGCATCAACGCAACAGGGAGAAATCACTGATGACTGACGATCGCGAAATCATCCAGACAATCCGGACACAAACGCTGAACCTCATTCAGCAAATCACGGCACAACCAAAGCCGAGCTACGAACTCGACGGGCAGAAGGTCACCTGGACAGAGTACCTTGCCCGTCTCGTTGACGTTGTTAACTGGTGTGATCAGCGTCTTGCTGCTGATACGCCATGCGAGATCCGTTCTTTAGGTCTCACCTGAGGGAGCGCACCATGACCACACAGCCCTTTTGGGACGAGCTTTCCCAGTTCGCGGACCGTCTCGAAACCATTACGTATGTTCGCCGGGGACAAACGCGGGGGATCACGATCCCCGGGGTCTTGCGACGACATGTAACCTTGCGGCGCGAAGACCGTGATAACGGTTGGTCAGGGGCCGACGCCGTCTGGCACGTCCCGGAGCATGCGGTGCCCGGTGGCCTCCGACCAGGCGATCGCCTGATCGATGCCATGAACCGCCACTGGACAGTCCTGGTCGTATCGCCAACGGCCAGCGGGCGAGTCATGGCCTGGACCCGCGACTGGTCGGCTTCATTCTCCGTGGCACGCACTGTCGATGTGGAAAAAGCAGATTTCATCCAGGGCGAAAGCGGCGAACCGATCATTCGCTGGCGAACGATAGCTGCCGGAGTCCCCGCGGAATTCGTCTCCTGCCAATCCCAGCAGGTCGAAGCATCTGTAAACCACTTCCCCGTGTACCGTGTCCTCATTCTTTGGGATGGCCCACCTGGACGTTATCGCATCAAAACCGACGATGGTCACCTCTACAGCGTGCTCAAGCTGGAACGACCAGCCTTACCGGGTCATCCGGCTGTGTTTTACATCCGCCCCGACCCCGACGACTACAACAATCGTTAATTCCCCGGCGCTTTTCGTCATGCAAATATCGTTGCGTCTCAGCCTCGCGGCAACTGATTTCTTGTGGAGAAAACTGCATGATTCGTTTGGAAAAGGCGCTCCACGATCAATGGAAAAACGATTCAGACCTATCGGCATTGATCCCCGCCGATCACGTCTGGACGGAGTGGTCGGATCCAACCCAGTTTCCCCGCGCGGAGATCATCTGTTCCGGCGAGGATCGCCTCTGGATTACCTCGCACGCAGAGATCGCAGAGCGGGTCCGCGTGACCGTTCTCATCTGGCACATTTCGTTTGAGAAACTGCGAGTCATCATGGACCGAATCAAGGCCATTTACGACCGCAAATCGTTCGATCTGGGTGACGACGCCCGTATCTTGCGACTGACTTACCGCCGACAGGACATTTCCCGCCACGACGCATCGTGGCAAGGCGAAATCATCTTCGAAGGTCTGTCGCTCCGGCCTGTTGTGACTTGATCCCGACCTAACCGAGAAACATCACTTTTAGCTTGGAGGAATCATGGCAACATCGTTCCGCAGCACACTCATGACGCAACTGGGGTGGACCTGGCGAGATGAGCAGGATCGCGCCGTGGTTGCCGACACCAATCGATGCTCCTGGCAGGTCGCGCTCAACGAGGGCACCCAAGCGGGTGAAGCCAATGCCCTCTGGTACGCTATGGGAAAGACACTTGCCACTGGATCCAGTACGGAATGGCTCCTGGATGCCCTTTCCCGACAACTCTTTGGCAAGACGGTCGTGCACGCCTTTGCCGCCGTGAAGGCCCTCTGGCTCGCCAACCGAAGCGAAAGTGCTGGAACTCTGGCCCTGGGTGGGGCGACCAGCAATCCCTGGTTGGGGCCGTTCAGCCCGGCAAACAGTGTTTTGCGGATCAGTCCCGGCGGTGTCCTCTTCGTTGTTCACCCCGGCACAGGTTGGAACGTCTCATCATCCGCCAAGGCGCTCAAGCTCGTCGCCGAGTCTGGGGCCGTGACTTACGATATCATCCTCGTGGGCGTCCTCGGATAAACAGGCGTTGGCTCATGGGGCCGGGCACTGCCGCCCCTCGAAAACACGGTTTCCCACCTGGACTCCCTGTCCAATCCTGGAGACACACTCATGCCTGTGATCTTTCGTGAATTGGCCGGTTCACCCGAGGAGGAATACACCCTGGACGGATTTCGGGCGAGGCGGACATTCCTCGTCCCCTGGGAAGAGCGACATGCCTTCGCCGCGGAAATTTTAGGGACGGGCGGCAACCATGGGGGACGACCCTGGGCACCGTATCCGGGCAAAGACGGGGTTTACGCAGTGGCGATCCGGTTCGCCCCCGCTGATCCCGATGCTATCCAAACCTTTTCTGAAGCCGACCTGTCGCCCGAGGAATGCCTGGCTGGATACTCCGGCTCGTTTGCCAAGGCCGTCGTGGAATATGCCACTGTAACTCCCACAGAGAGGGACGACACACCGGCAGCTCCCGAACAGACGCATCTTTCTTACCGAATGGAATATGGGCTAATCGAGCGGCCTGTCCTGGCCTCCGGCTTTTTCGCAGAAGATGACCCGCAGACCCCACTCTCCGCGGATGTGCCGTTGACGCATACCATCCCTTTCACCGATCATCATCTGGTCTGGCGGCAAGTTGTGGGACCACCCTGGCAGGCTATCCGCGAGTTGCAGGGGACGGTTAATAATGATGTGTTCCTCGGGGCAGCCCCAGGAACCCTGCTTTTCCTTTGTGCGACAACAAATAAACTCTTTCGCGGCAATTTTGACGACGGCGTTTCGCCATTCTGCTGGGAAATTGCCTACCATTTTCGGGAATTGGCGATCAAACATGGTGGCGATGTGTACGGCTGGAATCATATTCACCGCGATAACCCGGCAGGGTATGTCATGGTGGTTGATCCAGATGGCCCACTTTATGACAGCGGGGATTTTTCACGTCTGTTCGTTCCCGAATTTTGAGCCGGTCTTGGGTGAGGTATCCCCTCGGAGGGACCCGCTCGCCGCGTCCGCCTTTCGGAGGGACGCGCTTGTGGGGTCCGCTACGCCACGTTGGATCATCCATTGCGATTCCGCGGGCACGACAGGCATGCCCCTCCGAACGGGCACGATAAACCTGCCGCTCCGACTGCCGACCGGCTTGTCGGGTCCGGTGTGCATCCACCCAGAAATCCAACCGAGATTCGCGATTTTCCCTAGGCAGATATGGCATTTTGATCCCTGCACGAAGGATCTTCCCAAAATCCCACCTATCTTCGCTCGCCAAGGAAATCGGAAAGAGTTATGATAAAAGCAACAATATCGGGCAAAAAGTTGGTTGACATCACCCAAAGGGGTGTTGCACTGTGGACGCCATAGCCGCCCGGATCTTCCTACCCGAAGTCATTTTCTTACCCGGCGAAAGTAATCCCGACCGGTTGGATGATTCCCTCGGGACAGGGTGTTTTGTTGCCGGAGGGGAAAATTGGTTGGCCCTGGCGGCGATCCAACGAATGGTCGAGCCGCATCCCCCGGGTTGCCTGACGCTCTTTGGCCCTCCAGGGAGCGGCAAGACGCATCTCCTTGGGGTTTTATGTCGTCTGTGGAAGGAGATTTGGCCTGGCTGTTCTGTGATCTATTTGCCGGCCTCAGAATACAGACAGGCGTTTGTCGAGGCGATCACGTCAAGGCATACTCTCACGTCGCGCAGAAGGTGGCAAGATGCCGATCTAGTCGTCTTGGACGATCTCCAATTCCTCGCTGGCTACCCCGCTGCACAGGAAGAGCTTGTGGCCCTTTTGCATGCTGCGGAAAGGGGAAAACCCCATGTCGCAGTCGCCTGTCGAATCCCTCCCTGGTATATG